AGGTAGGAATACATTTCACCTACAAGTAATGGGAATCGCTAGTGCGAAAATTAGTACATTACAACAACAGTCCTTCTGGTAAGAAGTTCATCCGAAGATGCGGGCACCACCCCTGACTGTTTACATTACCCCGCCTAATTCCAACAGGGTTATTCAGTCACTCCCGTAAGAGAAGCGTCCTTCGCTTACAAATATAATATAGCAGTAAAAAGGGGGTCTGTCAACCCCCTTCTTTTAAGTTAAGAATTCCAAATAATCGTTATCTTTTAACAGTGTGCTTAAGACCACGATACATTAATTCGTGATTTCGTTCTTGTTCTGCTTGAGCGAGTATCTGTTTTTTATACTCCTCTGGATTATAAGGAATGCCACGATATGTGACTTGCTTTTCTTTTTTTAGAGTTGCCATTTGGTTTGCTCCTAAAGTAGTTGGATGTTTTAAATCCGTTCCTTCAGTCGGCTTTTGCGTCCCTTACGGGATGAACGATCCGTTCCGAGTCGGCTTACTTGCGTCCCTTGCGGGATGAACGTATGTTAGAATTCTAACACATGTATAGTATATAGACAAGTAATTCTGTTACAACCGATACATTTTTAAAAAATCTTACAGAGTAAAAAAATGGCCCGAGTATTTTTTCGACTTATTTTGAATTTATCTTCGCTTTTTCTTTTTAGTGTCGGGAGACTTGTATCCCCATTGACCCGGTGGTATAGTTCCATAACCGTAATCAATCGCTTGTACTGCACCAACACCATAAGTATCAAAGTATAAATCAAATATATTTGATGCCTTTGCAGATCTTGCAACATCTATGTAGTCTTTATCATCAATTTTATATCTAACCAACCTTGCATCAGTTGGGAAGGATCTATCCTTTGCCTGATCAAGCGTACATTTTTCTAAAAGAACTTGGCAGGAGTAATCTGATCCATCTAATTTTGACTCAACTTTAGTTTCTGGTGTTGACATTATGCATCACCCCATACTATATCTGGATAAGCAGTTGCGACTACTTCTTTACTTATCTTGTACCTATCTTCAAGTTTACCATCTTTCACAAGAACGACGATCTCTGCTTCTAATGGGTGTAATCCCTCTAGAATGTTTATAAACATGGTTTCACGACGAATTGCATTCATCGCATCATCACCACCCTTCACAAAACGATAAAAATGTTTCGCTTCACGACGAATCGTGGTATGACCCTCCTTATCAGTCGAACCCAATGAAAATGATCCAACCTCATGCATTCTACGAACCTCATCAGAGATTACCTCGCTTAATTTGAGATTCATGTTTCTCTGGTCATCAAATCCAGAGTATGGAACTTCTCCTTCTGGCAATACGGACTGTATTGTCGTATCAAAATTCCATTTTAGTATCATTTTGAGTGATAGTTCCCCATATTTTTGAAGAACCTCAACTTTTTTTGCTTTTGATCTTTGTGATGATGCTAAATTAAAAACCTCAAATGCAAAAGGCATTCTAGGTAATTCTAAAGACTTAGATTTGGTAGTCGTCTTCTTCGCTGTTTTCGTTGTCATAATTTTCAAATCTGAATGCTACAATATCGTCAGGTATCAAGTTTCCTTGATCGTCAAACATTTCGGGATGTGGTCTTGGTATTTCCCGATAGTTTTTCATATATTCTCTCGCTGTCCAACCTATTAATACTCCTGTCATAAAGAATAGTATGGTTACAAAAGAACCTATTACTAAACTAATTGCTACAGTCATCCTTTCCTCCGGAAGGTAATTTTTTTACATTCAATGAGAATGCGAAATTTATTTCTATTTCTCTTTTTAAGAAAAAGAATAACCTGTCAAACTTTGTTTGAAAGGTCTTTGGTTTTTTTCTACCTCCCCTTAAGATGAGTTCCACCCCACGATCGAAATGGATGTTGGAAGTATTTAGAGGATCAGGCAACTGTTTTTTGTTCTTTGAGAAATTTGATTGTGTCAACAGAACCTCCTAATTTAATTCCGTTACAAGATACTTGAGGAAACGTAGCTCCCTCACCAAATTCAGAGATAAACTCCTCCTTTGTAAAGTGTTCATCTAAATTATAGACCACATATGTACAACCTGTCAACCTCAATACTGTTTTTATTCGATCACAATGTCCGCATCCTTCCTTTGAATAAACCGTAAAATTCATTTGATCCTTAAAATAATAATTTATAATTTTAATGTTTTCTTAGTGTAGCACATGCTACCAAAGTTTTCCAGTGCTGACATTATATTTTTTAGTTATTTATCCTATAAGAAATATAGTTGCACTACCATGATCTGCACCATAGTAATTAGCACCTGAACCTGCAACTTGAAATCTTAATTTATCACCAGCAGCACATTGTTCAACATGCATTGAAGATATTTGATTAAATCCAAGAGCACTTGGAGTATATGCCATACCACCAGTTGATGCTATGTTACTATAACCACCACCTGATGCTGGTGACTTCTGATAACGTAAATATGTTTCACCATTATGAAGTGTTGAGGAAGCCATATAGTAAAATCCTGCTACAGGACAAGTAAATTCGTAGTTTGAATTACTCCAATGACTACCATTATTCACATCAGCAGTGAATTGTATAGTGCCAGTTCCAGAAACTATACCATTTTGAACATTTGTTCTACCAGAAAATATTGGATGTTGTGGTTTTGTTACTATTCCATCTTTATTAATCTTCATTCTCTCAGTGTTTCCACCAGTTGCAAAATTGATATGACCTGTGGCACTATCTGCCATTATGGTTATATTAACGTCATTTCCACCACCACTATTAGCATATAGTGCACCATCACCAGTGCCCAATGCACCGTATGCTGAATGACTTGTTCCATATTTTAATAATCCAATATAAGTGTTACCACTATCTTCTGCTCTTATAAAACTTGATGAATTTGCTTGTGATGCTTTTGTTCTTATAACTCCTTGAGCACCACCGCCATCAGTATGATTGACGTTAAGTAAGTTTCCATTAGCTCCAGTGATTGTTGTAACACCGACATTCTCATTGCCTCCATTTGCACCTCTCAAATAAATGTTTCCTAGCATTGAAGGGTGATTTCCACACTTGTAATATAAGTGTGCTGGAGAATCATAAGTTGGTGCAAAATCTATATTACCAGAACTAGCATTATTATTTGTTACACCTGTGCTATACAAAGTGCTGCTGCTATCACTCTGGATTCTGAATGGATGTGAACCACCTGAATTATTAATAAAACGATATTTCTGACCTCTAATTAAATATAAGTCTGGATTATTAGTTGAACTATTAGTTCCGTTTCCAGAGATTCGATATCCATTTGATGAATTAGAAGTATTGAGCAATTCATATGCAACCTGAATATCAGAAGTAGTTGGAGTTGCAGCAGGGAGATTAGTTAAGTTCGCACCACTAATCGCTGGTAAAGCACCTGTTAATTTTGATGCAGTGAGTGTAGATATTCTTGCATCAGCAACCGTGCCGGTTAATTGACCAGCAGGTATACTTGTAAGTGATGCACCTGAACCACTGAAAGTTGTAGCAGTTAATATACCTGCGTTACCTATTTTAATATTACTTCCTACATTAATTTGTCCTGATACTGTCAGATTATTTCCAATAGTGGCAGATGTGCTTATCGCAACTGTGTTTGCGTTAAGATTAAGATTATTCGGACTGGTGACTGTTGGTGTACCTGAAGCATTCAGTAAATTTAATTCCTTTACACCAAAACTTTTATCTGCCATTATACTTTTTAGTTATTTATGATTGTTTGAATGAAATACCAGTCATAGTAACTCCCGTGATAGATGGTTCTGTTGGACTTGCTGATTTATCACGAAGTATTCTTCGAGATGCACCTCTCAAATTATAAGATCCAGTCCAGTAAGCGTTATTAGATGAATTACTATCATCATCTCGATATAGACTGTTTTCCACGATGACCGAACCTTGCTCAAAAAGAAAATCTTTGACCTCTCTTTGTGTTGCAGTTGGATTTGTTTCCAAATATAGTGCAATCAATCCCGTTACAACAGGTGCTGCTGCCGAAGTACCATTAAAATTAGCATCGAAGTAATCAGATCCATCGGTACTATTTGTATATGACCCATCATTAGGTCGTTCAAAGTCTTCATAATTTGATACTCCATTGGTGCCAGCAGATAAAGTTTCATCAGCAGGTGCCCAGACATCAATACCGGGCCCATTATTTGAGTATGATGCTTTTCTTTCAGAGAGATCAGTTTCTACAAAATCATCCATTGCTCCTACACATATAGTTGGATGAAATTCAGGATCAGCATTGACATTAAATCCAAGTCCTTGTGGTGTCATCCAATCACGATGATTACATGGAACTGTTCCTGATGGGAACTCAGATCTTGGATCAGTCGTGCTAAAAAAATTATCAGACATATAATTTAAACGATCAGTATCCATACTTCCAATGCCTAGTCTTTGATTATTATTTCCTGCTGCTGCAACATAGTGAATATTACCACCGGTCATCATTTCATTACCGGCAGTATCAGTTGAGTTTGATCTAGATGAGGATGACCATGAACGATATGCACCTGTGACTTGGTTATTCAAACCATTTTTCATCGCTGTTACCAAATTGCTAGTGGCAGCATTACCTGTAAAAGTTCCTGTTCCACCTTGGAACTTATATGAAACTGTATTACCTGAAGAAAATGCTGCTTGATAACCCCAACTACCATTAATGACTGTTGGATTTTTTCTTCCAGTTTCAGAATTAATAGGTTTATAAAGATTAAATAAATTCATCAATTCATAATTTGTTGCAATACCCATGTTCACAGCGTCACCTATTCCGGGCATATTCCAAATATTTGCCTCAAATGCTAGACCAAAATTGTTACCAGCAGCAAGTGCTGCACATGCAGTTCCGTGTCCACTTGTCAATCCATTCACTGTACCACCAATACCCATAGAATTATTAAGGGTGTACTGAGATGGTATCGCTATTGTTCCGATTGAGGAGAATGCTCCTGATCTTTTCGATGAATTTTCCCACCACTCATGTGCTGCAGTCGTAGCGATTCCAACTCTTCCATCTGCTTTTGTATATGTGAGACTGTTAGTATTAAAATAAGCAGGATCAATAGTATATGGCCCGTCAAGAACGATATCAGATACTCTAGATTGTCCGTTTCCATTTATAAACTCCGGATGGTATTGTTGAATACCTGAATCATGTATTATAATATCTACATTCTTCCCTGTCAAACTAAAATTTATATTATCAGTTCGCACTCCTATATTTCCAGATGCATTACCATAAAAATCACCGTTAGTGTCGACTCCAACTCTCGCCATTGCATAATTTGTTCGATTAATCTCTGCTGATGTAGGACTAGTTGGTGGATTATTAGGTGAGGATAAATCACGATAAATTTTAACATCTTTTGGAAATCTTTTTGTCGCTGGTTGAGGATTTGGATAAAATCCGGGATTATCTTCAGGTGATAATTCTATCCATTGTACATGAGGATGTTTTGCAATCTCTGCTGCCTCATCTTCTGTCAATTCATAAGTTCCACGAGTAGGACTGAAACATTTACTATTTGAACAAGTTACTTTGCGATCAGGAATACCATCTTGATTCGAGTCAACAATCAAGGCATCATGTATCTCACTCCAATATTCAGGGCTTGTTACTGATAGTGTATATCTTTTCATATTAAGATTGATCTTGTCTTGTCAAACTAAAGGTTGTGATTCCTGTGATACCAGATTTTGTTGTGGCAGTCAGTGAACAAATACCAGCAGTCACAACAACACCAATATCTGCAATCTGATTTGGGTGGAACATGATACCATATTCTGAGGAATATGCAGTCAGTCCAATACCAGCACCGTAGTTCATTACTAATACTTTTTGTGATTGAATATTACCATTCACGTTCTCAAGATGAACTGTGTATTCAGAGAGTTTCGTATTTGTATTGATGTTAAATGTATCAATAACTGTGGTAACACCCGCATTGACGGTAAAGTTTCCACCGGCAGTTGAGAATCCAGCAGCATTTCCACTACCTCCACCTGATATGGTGATAGTTTTAGTTGCACCATTACCTGATGCAACAACACCTGATCCTACAAAGTTTAAAGTTGATGCTTGTGTACTTAAGGCAGAACCTTCATCCTGAACTGTGACACCACCACTTCCTGAAATACCAGTCAATGCAGAACCATCACCTGTGAACTTTGTCGCTGTAAGATTACCTGTGCTTGGGTTATATGTCAAACCAGTATCAGTTTCTGCACCTTGTGTTCCTGTTGCACCATCAACAAAAACCGGATATACAGTTTCGTTTGTAGAGTTGTTTGCTGTGACAGTAACGTTAGTCGCTTCGGTGGCTGTCGCAGAGTTTCCTGTACAAGATCCTGAAGATCCAGAGGTATTACCTGTGACATTACCAGTTAAATTACCGACAAATGTTGTAGCGGTTGCGACACCACTTATCTTAAGATTGCCAGTATAATCAATATTTCCTGAACCATTAATAATCTTGCTATTCAAGTCAAGGTTCCCGCCCAGCTGCGGACTCGCATCCTGAACAACATCAGTAATGCCACTTCCACCACCTCCACCACCTGAAGCAGTAGTATTAAATGATATAAACTGAACTTGGTCTCCAACAAATGCTCCGTCATTTAGTACAACAGATGTACCATTCGTGGCAGTAAACTCATTTGTGGTAAGTTTTACACCATTAATATAAACATCTAGGAATCCGACATTATATGTGAATGGGAAACTTGTTTGGTTTGCAGTCGCAGTTTGTAATCCAACAGTTCTTGCAGTTGGGAATGAAGACCATGTAACACCAGTTCCGACTGATTTAAGGAATTGACCATTACTACCAGATAAACCGAGAGGACTTACCTTCAGTGCTCCTGTAAATGCAACATCTCCTAAGACCTTTAACTTGTCAGATGCATTTGTAGTTCCAATACCAACGTTTGAGAGTGTATGAATACCAGTATTGTTCTCAACAAACTTACCACCAGTTCCACTACCACCACCAGCACCACCGCCAACACTTACACTGACTATTTTTGTGCTTGAGTCATAAGTTACCGTGTTACCTGTACCGGTAAAGTTAATTGCAGTGATAATACCAGTTGTAATATTAACACCACCTGACTGTATACCGATAGCATCCAAACCATCAGCAGTAACTATTCCAACTGCATTGATACCACCTGCGAGAACTTTGATACCAGATCTAGCAGTGACGATACCAATTGAATCTACATTGGTTACATCTTCGTAGGTAAGTGTTCCAGCGATTGAAACATTGCCAGAGAAAGTTGCATCTGTTGCAGTTATGATACCAATATTATATTGCTCAGTTCCAACTCCGACAGTTCCATCAAGTTCTTTATTGACTAATTCATACCACCCACCAGCGTGAGCAAAATAACCCTTGCCCCTCGCATGAACGTGTGCAAACATACCATGATATGTTCCTGCATTTGGAAGATCACTAAAGTTATTATATAATGCTGCTATCTTATGTTGCGCAGCTGGAGCATCAATAATACCATTAAATGTTACATCATCGTGAAATGTCGCATCATTAAATGTTGCTATACCAACAAAGGTAGATATACCTGAGACTTTTAAATTTCTTGTAATTATATCATCACCAATTATTACTCCACCACCACCACCGTTAATTTTATTGATGAAGAGTTCACCCCATTTTTTCGTAGATGAACCTAAATCATAAGCGATATTCGTGTTTGGAATGATATCTGAATTAACTTCTGCGTTGAATACCACATTATCAGTATCTGCATCACCAAGGGTGACATTACCAGTTGCATTGAATGTGGTAACTGTTGTTACACCAACTCTTACTTGTTCTGTTCCAACACCAATGGTGCCATCAAGTTCTTTATTTACTAACTCATACCACCCACCAGCGTGAGCAAAATAACCCTTACCTCTTGCATGAACGTGAGCGAACATGCCATGATATGTCCCTGCGTTAGGTAGATCACTGAATGCATTATATAATGCTGCTATTTTATGTTGTGCAGCTGGGGCATCAATAACACCGGTAACTTTAACATTTGTAGCAGTTATAATTCCGATGTTGTATTGCTCTGTACCAACACCAATTGTGCCATCTGCCTCTTTACTTACTATTTCCTTCCATCCAGCATGAGCAAAATATGCCTTCCCAGTATTATGAGCATGAGCAAAAGCACCATGATATGCTGATGCAGATGGAAAATCACTTACATTATTATAATAAAATGGTATTACATTCTGTGTTACAGAGGCAGTGATAATACCAACGAAGGTAGATATACCAGTAACTTTTAAATTTCTTGTAATTATATCTGGCCCATATAATCCTGGCCCATCGTCAAGAAATATGAGATTTTGATAATAGATATTTCTCCACTGTTTAGTAGATGAACCTAGATCATAAGTGTTATGTGTAGCTGGTAAAAGATGTCCGGCATAAGTTGAAATACCGGTGACATTTAATTTATCTGTTTCTGTACCACCCTTAACTATTAACTGATTTGTATCTGGAACTGTTGTAGTTCCAATACCAACCTTATTGCTGTAAAATATTGATCCTGCACCATAATTCTCATACCACGGAGTCAAGTTAGTAACTGTAGTGATTCCTAAACCATTTCTCTCAGTAAATAGGAAACCATCATAGGTGTTGAGTGCTAATTCACCTAGTTCTAGGTTAGTGAGTCCGGGTCTTTTACTTGCTACAGATGAGCGTTTTAATTTAAAATTCGTCGCCATTTATATAATTGGTATGTACCTTAGAAACAATATATATTGCCTGATATATTTATCAAATCCTACAGAGTCAAAAATTGGCCCGGATATTTTTCCGGCATATTTTGAATTAACTTGCGTTATTCCTACGGGGTCTGTAAAGAAATAAGTTTTTAGGTGGATCAGGTTTCATCCAGTTCGTAATGTTTTGATACCTCTCCATACTAAAAAACTCCTGCGAGAAGAACCAATCTTCCCACGGAGTATGACCTTTATCTTGATTGCAACTATTGCAGCAACATACAACATTCTTTGTAAAATCTGGCCCACCTTTACATCTGGGGACTATGTGATCTATTGTTAGTTCAGAATCAGAACCACAATAAGCACACTTGTAATCCCACCTCTCCTTTATCTTCTGCCTCCACATTCGTCTTGCTTGTCCCGTATTCGTAGTATGTAAATTGAATAGGTATTGTTGGGGTGAGTGGAGAATATCCATAGAATCTTGCGACTTATCGTTATTTAGCATCAAATACCATTCCAGAATGTGTCGACTGGTTGCATATTTCGTGAGATAAAATACAAACCAATGTTACACATAAACCAATTGATATTAACCACCCATGTTTGTCTCCACAAGTATTTTCGATTTGTTTCGACAATAAAAATATTGTTTTCATTATCACCATTTTTCACAAACTGTTCCAAGATAAGGGAAATAACAAACCCAATCGCATAAATGTAAAAAAGTAGATTTAAAAACCCAGATGAGAAGAGTAAGAAAGACAGCATTAAGTTTCGTTACGTTTTGTAATGATTTATAAAAATTTTGATGTTGGGTTATCACCCATAAAAAAAGAGGGCCAATTGACCCTC